AAAAGATTTTCAGGCCCGAACGTCGCATGAAGCCCATCGCTTTCCCCGACCTCCGCTACTACCCCTGGACGTTACCGACCGCAGCTGAAGCCCCTTATACCGAAAGTTCTTATTGGCAAGATAGAGTTCGTCAAAAAGCAAGAGAAGGAGACATCGACACCGAGAGAATGACATTTCATAATCTCTACAACGAAATCTTCCACGCTAACCGCACCCTTGTTCACGACATCAAGTATGGACTTGGCAAATTCTGGACCCCTTCAGGAGAACCTATTCCCTACGAATTCACTTACCTACACTCACGCGCACATATGGTCACACACGACAAGCCCGACAAGATTCGCGCCGTTTTCGGAGTTCCCAAACTCCTCTTAATGGTCGAAAACATGTTCATCTGGAACCTCCAGAGAGAATATTTACATCGGAACCTTGGCAAATCTCCCTTACTTTGGGGATTTGAAACTATCCGTGGTGGATGGATGAAGCTTATCAACAAGCTCACCTCTAAACAATTCAATTTTGTACTCTCCGCAGACTGGAGCGGCTTTGACCACAAAGCTCTTCACGAAGTGATTGACGATGTACATGATATTTGGAGAAGCTGGTTTGACTTCGATCAAGGCTACGAGCCATCGAAAAGCAACACCCATGACTACACAGACACAAAATCTCGCGAAGAGCAGATTGAACGACTTTGGACTTGGATGTGCCATGCTATCAAGCACACACCCATCAAGGCCGAATCTGGCAACATGTATCAATGGAGATTCAATGGAATAGCCTCAGGCTACCAACAGACCCAACTCCTCGATTCATTCGTCAATGCAATCTACCTCCTCACATGCTTATCCGCTTGCGGAATCAACATCGATTCTCCGCACTTTCAGGCTTTATTTCAAGGCGACGACTCCGTCACCGCTTTCCCCGAAATGATTTCTGACCCCGAAGCATTCATCGAGAAATTATCACAAGAAGCAAAACGCCGGTTCAACGCCGACCTTTCGCCCGACAAGACTAGCTATGGAACATCAACCGATGACGTAGAAGTCCTTTCTTATGGTAACCGATCTGGAGTCGCAACCCGACCACCAGCTGAGCTTCTCGCTCACCTACTCTACCCAGAGAGACCCCGCCGTGCCAACGAACACGCAGCAGCCGCTGCAGGTATCGCTCAAGCCGCAATGGGCTCATCTTCTCAAGTATACAACGCTTGTAAAGATGTGTACAACTTTTTGGTCAACGAGATAGGACTCACACCAGCATGGAAAGAACCTCCTTTTGGAGTATTCCGACCTGACATTTCACTGGTTCAACGATTCCCTACCCTACAGGAGACCTTCCTTTCGAATTTCGACATTCGAACTAGGACCGAGACTGACCGACAACGTCTCTGGCCTACCGTCCCTACCGGAAACGGATTCCACTTCCTCACCTCATGACCGACTCTGAGTCTTTGAGTTTCGCTATTATTTTCGAAA